AGGTGCGAGGATTGATCGCTCACGCACTCGATCCGCGTTCGATGGTGGGCTGATGCCTGTTGCCGTCACTACTCTTAGAACCACTTTAGCAACTGCTCTAGTAGATAATGCAAAGTGGCAGACTTTTGCCTTTCCACCTGCAACAGTTCTTGCTAACTCTGTAATCGTGTCTCCGGACGATCCGTATCTAACACCTAGCAACAATCAGCACATTACTATTAGCCCAATGGCTAACTTTAAAATTATCATGACTGTGCCTTTGTTTGACAATGAAGGCAACCTTAACGGCATTGAGGATGTTATCTGCGGCGTGTTCGCTAAGCTCGCAGCATCATCTTTGACCTATAATGTAAGCGCAATAAGCGCACCAAGTATTCTCAATGTTGCAAGCGGGGAACTGCTCAGCTGCGAGATGTCCATATCCATTTTAACAAGTTGGGGATAAAAATGTCCGATTGGGATAAAGAGAATGAAGCCTTTCTGATCAAGATCGGACAGGTAGCACCAACACCATCAAAGCCAGTAACTACTAAGAAGGACGAGGAATAATCTCATGGCTGTATTTCTAAATAACAATGTAGGTGTGAAGATTAACTCAGTCGATCTTTCAGACCATGTTACAGCAGTAACAATCAACCGCGTATTCGATGAGCTAGAAGTCACAGCAATGGGTGACAACTCTCATAAGTTCGTTAAGGGTCTAGAGTCATCAACTGTGACTATCGATTTCCTAAACGACACAGCATCTGCAAATGTATTGGCAACACTACAAGCTGCATGGGGAACAACTGTTACAGCGGTATTCTTGCAGACAAAGGGAACAGCAGTATCTGCGACAAACCCTCTATACACAGTTTCATTGCTAGTCAATAACACAACAGACATCAATGGTGCTGTTGGTGATATCGGCACACAGTCAATCACATTTACTGCTAACTCAACAGTTGCAGTAGCATCAACAGGCACATTCTAAAAATAAACTAAAGGGGCAAAACCATGGCAAAACTCAAGATAGTTCGTACGGATGGAAGCGTACTTGAAGGCGAGATCACCCCAGCGGTGGAATACTCGTTCGAGCAGTACGCTAAAAAGGGCTTCCATAAGGCGTTTCGCGATGAAGAAAAGCAGAGCGATGTCTATTGGTTAGCATGGGAAATAACACGCAGAGCAGGTGAATCTGTTAAGCCTTATGGGATCGACTTCATCGAAACGCTAAAGAGCGTGGAAGTGTTGGACTCAGACCCTTTAGCTTAAAGCGCGATCTTCCGTTCACCTACCTGATTGCTAGGCTAAGCATTAGGTTGGGAATCGCGCCACAGCAGTTGTTAGATCTAGATAAAACAATGCTCGATGCACTAGTGCAGGGGCTAAGAGATGAAGCGAAAGAGGTGAGCGATGGCAACAGAAGTAGTAGGCGCACTCGCTCTTAAAAAAGCTCTAAATGCTTACGCTCCAGATCTAGCCAAAGAATTGACAAAAGAATTGGGCACAGTCTTGAAGCCTGTTGTCAATGACGCAAGATCCTTTGTGCCCTTGGCATCGCCTATGTCTGGATGGCGCAAAAGCGAAACATCTAAAGGCGGTCGTTTTCCTAAGTATGATGCAGCGGAAATTCGCAGGGGCATTATCTATAAGACAACACCATCCAAGCCTAATAAGGCTGGCTTTGTTAATACTATTCGCATCCAGAATAAGTCTATGCAAGGTGCAATCTTTGAGACTGCTGGTCGAAAGAATGGACAGGGTCAAGATTGGGTCGGTCCAAAGGCAGGTGGAGCATCTAAAGGTGTTTCCCGTTCTCCAAATCCTTATGCTGGCAATCAGTTCATTTCTAACTTAGGGCAACTTTACGGCACAAAGCGTGGTGGAGATCATCGCATGATGGGTCGCTTAATCTTTAGAGCATGGGATAAGACTCAAGGTCGAGCCAATGCAGCAGTCTTTAAGTCAATCGAAAACACAACAGCCAAGTTCAATCGCCGCACAGCGATGGTAGATGTACGGAGAGCCGCATGAGTAATGTTGCAATTAATATCGCGGCAGAGTTTAAAGGAAAGCCAGCATTTAAAAAGGCTGAAACAAGCATTGATCGCTTAGATCAGCGCACAAAGAATCTTGGCAAGACTTTAACTCGAACATTTGGCACAACAGCAGTTGTGGCTTTTGGTCGTGCATCTGTGCGAGCTTTTGCAGAAGATGACAAGGCAGCAACCTCTCTAGGTCAGACTCTTAAGAATCTCAATCTTGCTTATGGATCAAACATTGGCACAGTCAATGGCTTTATCTCTCGCCTTGAAATGCAAACAGGTGTGCTTGATGACGAGTTGCGTCCAGCAATGGATCGCTTACTTCGTGCAACAGGTGATGTAACTAAGTCTCAGGAATTGCTAGGACTTGCATTAGATATTGCAGCGGGCACAGGTCGATCCGTTACTCAGGTCTCACAAAGTCTCCAGAAGGCTTATCTAGGTCAGACACAGGCACTTGGTCGCTTAGGTGTAGGACTATCAAAAGCCGAACTAACATCTTCTTCATTCGAGGAAATTCAAGCTCGCTTAGCAACACTATTCGCAGGACAAGCATCAGCGGCAGCAGAGACTTTTGCAGGTCAAATAGACAAGCTAACAATCGCTGCTAACAACGCCAAAGAGACTATTGGAAAAGGCTTGTTCGATGCCATCACAGCCTTATCAGGTGGAAGCAGCACAGCTGGCATAGATAACATTAATAAGTTAGCCACAGGCATTGCTGACACTTTAAAGAATGTTGGTCTCTTAATCGGCAAGTTAGAAGATTTTAAGCCTGTACTTATAGCAGTCGGTGTTGTAGCGGCAGCAGCATTCTTGCCTATGACTACGGCAATCGCTGGAGCAATCTTCCTATTGGGAACATTGAACAAGGCACTAGATAAGCAATCTTTTGCTAAGGGCATCATTCCAAAGGGCATGGGCAATGTTTCCATGACTGTATCTGGTCAAGTGGACAATAGAGTCTTAACAAATCAGACCAAGATAACAAAACTTTCCAAAGAGCAAGCAGCGGCACAGGCTAAGATTCTTAAAGATAAAAGATTACAAAACGCGATTGACAAGGCTAACCTTGCTCTTAACAAGGGCGGCGAAATCTTTGACATGGACAAGATCCAGATTGCAGCAGCTCTAACTAATCAGGCTGAGCAACTAGGCAAGGCAACAAGCAGCGCACAGGTCTTACAGATCGCTAATGACATTGCTCGTCTAAATGTCAAGAAGTCAATTCTTGCCTTAGAAGATGCTATTGCTGCAAAGGATGAAGCAGCCATTACTGCTGCAACTAACAAACTTAATGCAGATCTAAAGGTCTTAGGCGTACTAGGTCAGCAGAATGTAAAACTCATGGACATTAAGTCCATTCTTGACACATTATTACCAAAGGATTTAATTAACCTACAAAATCTTAAAGACGCTATTGCATTACTAGGACAGATTAAGATCCCTAGCATGACTGCATCTGTTGCACCTTCTGGCGCATCAGTAGCCAAAGCATTGGAAAGTTTTAAGGGAACAGCAGCTAGTGCTTTTGAGTCATTGACCGCTGCACAGCAAGCTACGCTAGGCGGATATGAGCCTTTCGTAGGTGCAAAGATTCCTACAACTGTGACTGACTCTGGCGGTTCTGGCGTGGGCTTAGGCTCTAACGGCACAGGGCGACAAGTGCCAGCAGGTGTGAACATTACTGTCAACACAGGCATTGGTGACCCTAACGCTATTGCAGAAGCGATCGATCAAGTCCTTACAGATGCAGCTACACGCGGCACATTGAGAGGCTATACAATCGCATGACATGGCTTCCAGAATGGCGAGTGACAGTAGGTGATGATGTCTATACGACTGTTACCTCTGTATCCTTTGCATCTGGTCGCTTAGACATTGATCGACAACCCACAGCAGGTTACTGCCGAGTAGAGATCATCAATGCTAACAATGCACCTTTTACAATCAATGTCACAGAGCCAGTAACTTTAGAGCTTAAAAACTCTACTGGCACTTATGTGACTGTATTTGGTGGCGAGGTCTCAGACTTTAATATCGGTGTGCGTAGCCCAGAAGAAAGCGGGTACATCACAACAGGCACAATCTTAGGTATTGGCTCACTCGCTAAACTTACAAAGGCTGTTTATAACACAGCACTTGCAGAAGGCTTAGATGGCGCACAGATTGCAGCCATTCTTGGAGCAGCTCTAAACTTGTCATGGGCAGAAGTCACACCTACTGTCACATGGGATACATACCCAGCCACTACGACATGGGATGATGCCGAGTCTTACATTGGCACTATTGATTCAGGCTTTTACACAATGATTGCTTTGGCTGCTAATGCTTCTGCTAAGTCTCAGACCCTTGCTGATCAGATTGCCACTAGTGCGCTTGGTCAGATTTACGAGGAAAAGGACGGGGATGTCTCATATGACGATGCCGATCATAGATCTAACTATCTCGCAGCAAATGGCTTTACTAACATCGATGGCGCATATGCAACACCTACCTCTATCACATCCACAACTCAAACTGCTCGCATGCGTAACAGCCTTATTTACCGATACGCCACAGGATACGGAAGCACCTACACTACCTCTGACGCGGACTCAATAGCCACATACGGACTCTTTGAGCGTTCGCAGGACTCAAACATCAAGAACCTTACAGACATCACCGACATCGCTTCTAGAGAGCTTAAACTGCGTGCTAACCCTAGAGGATCTCTCGGAGCAATTACCTTTCGCCTAGATAATCCGGACATGCCATCTGCCATGCTTGATAGCCTTATTGGAGTTTTCTTTGGTCAGCCTATGCAGATCACTAACTTGCCAAGCAACTTGCTCGATGGTCAATTCGATGGTTTTGTCGAGAATGTGGCACTTCGAGCCACCCCAAGCTTTACTGAAATGACTCTTTACATTTCAGCAACAGACTTCTCACTATCTACGACTCAATGGGAAACAGTATTGCCAGCCTCACTTATCTGGACTGGCGTAAATGGTACACTTACTTGGACTAACGCGACTGGAGCACTAACCTAATGGCACTTTCACCGAATTATCAATGGGCTGAACCCGATAACAGTAGCCTTGTAAAAAATGGCGCACAGGACATTCGCGCATTGGGCGATGCCATTGACACATCACTTTGGAATGTAGGCTTTGGTCAAGCTGGTAAGAATAAGATCATCAATGGTGACTTTGGTATCTGGCAACGTGGTACTTCTTTTAGCACTACTGTGGACATGTATTTGGCAGACAGATTTTATGTGCAGCGAAACAACACAAACACAATAAGCCAGCAAACATTTACACCCGGAACTGCACCTGTTGCAGGATACGAAAGCACTTTCTTTTTGCGTTATGCAAGAACCACAGTTGCAGGTGGAGCAGATTTCCTTTATCAGCGCATTGAAGATGTAAGAACTTTTGCTGGCAACCCAGTGACTTTTTCTTTCTGGGCTAAAGCTGACACAGCAATTACTATTGGGGCTGTGGACATTGATCAAGTTTTTGGAACAGGTGGAAGTGGTACTGTAACAATTACCCCTTCACCGACAACATTAGCAGTGACAACTTCGTGGGCTCGTTATTCCTATACTGTTACCTTGCCATCTATTGCAGGAAAGACCATTGGCACAGGATCACACATTCGTCCAAGAATTAACTTCACAGGCACAGCTGCAACATTTGACACATGGGGCTGGCAGATCGAATACGGCTCAAAGGCAACTCCATTTGAGACTGCAACTGGAACAATCCAAGGAGAACTTAGCGCCTGCCAGAGGTACTATGTTCGTTGGGGCGGAGATAGTACTTATCAGTATTTTGCAACAATGGCAGCCGATGCTTCTACTACGACAATGTTGGGTTCTGTTTTCTTTCCTGTAAAAATGAGGACTTCACCTACTTTATCAAGTGCAGGTTCTTGGATGTGTTATGTCGGAAGTTCAATAAAATCAACCAGTAGCCAAATAGGTTCAGATGCAGGTGGCACTTTAGTTTATGGAATAAACTTAGTCGGTATGAGTGGTTTAACTTCTGGTGATGCTGGTAATCTAAGAGCAAATAACGATTTAACTGCCTTTTTGGCATTTAGTGCGGAGTTATAAAATGACAATCAAATACAATGTAAAAAAGAACGATTTTAATACTGTTATTTCATACGAACAAGATGGCGTTTTTTATTCATTTACGGATGAGGATCCTGCCAATACAGACTATCAACGTTACTTGGCTTGGCTAGAAAACCCTGAAGCGGAACAATCCACACCGATTGTGATTGATGAAACCGAAACTAAGTAAGGCTGCGATACAGCTACGCGAACAGTTCGATGACACCTTCCCAGATAGAGATCGGCTTTCGGATGGGTGGATCGGTGATACCCGACACTCTGCTCGCAAGTCTGATCATAATCCAGATGAGCA